GGCATTGGAATTCGGAATAATATATTTTTGTAAAATGAGATTAAGGATCATATTTTTACCACGATCCTTTTTATCGAGGTAATCCACTTTACCGATCGGGGGCTGGGCCATTATTCTCTGGGTCCTTTGAATAATCGATGTTGACAAGTGGCCATCATTAACTTTAGATTTGGTTGAATCAGCAATAGCCCCTGGGTTGTCATTGAAGAATACCGACTCATTGTCCCGCCATTCCTTACGAATACTTGCTAAGGCTGAATCGCAATTACTCCATTGTCCATCGTATTTACTGATCCTATCCTGATCTGATAGTAATTCCTTTACAACTGGCTTTTCAACTGGCTGAACAACTGGTTTTTCAATTATTTTCTTGATAGATTTCTTAATTAATTTAATTCGTTTTTTAGACATTTTTTTACATTTAGAGACTAATATTTGAAATTTCTTTTTGCTGTTTTTTTCTACTCATGGTATTGGCAATTGCTTCGGCCATATCAATTGTCATCCCGGGATTACGCATAATGCCGGCAACCATTTTGGCGAACCGTCCACCACCACCTAGCTTGTCGCTCTTACCTTTGTACTTTCCTGTTTTTTTAATCATAAAAAAGCCGCCTTATTAGGGCGGCATTAGTAAACTACTAATTTGCTACATAATAATTATAACATATTCTTCTTTCGCAAGGGGTAATTTTTTTTAAGATTTCTCTGAATATAAAGCTCCTTAATATCTCCATCAGCCATCTTAATTGAAAAGGTAAACATTCCGTATGATTTTGTATCGTGAAGATTTTTTATTTCCGATATAATTAATGCCGTAGCTTTGGCATTTTCTTCTTTGCATAGTTTTATTTTCTGGAATTGCGAACCCTGCATCCCAACTATCCGGCCTTGAAATATATCAAAGGTAACAGAGATAGACCCGTATTGTTGTTTTTCACACTGGGTGTTTATCTCTGCTAATGCCGGTATATTTTCCTCCAGCATTAATAAAACCCTCCTTGAAATACATCTAACTTAGGGTAATCTCCTTGGGGTGTTTCCTTTTGATAGGACATAGCAAAATATCTTATCGCATCCATGGCATCATCATTTACCTTATACGGGACCTCTCTAATCGCATCACCTGCACTCTTGTTTTCAACCCAACGGTATCTCTCGAATTCATCCGCTATCCATGTTAAGTTTTTATTAAACATGAGCGTCGGTTTGCCGGTATCAGCTCTAACTTTAAGCAACTCAGCAACTTTAACAATTCCGTTTTTAACTGAATCATGCCCTTTTTCTACAGGATTGAAGAAAACCCCTAGCTCATTTAACTGTTGTATACTCATCGGTTGAGCTGAATCGGCCACGGGGTTAGTTATTATCTTACCAGCATCTTTTATTTTAACTATATCGGCAATCTGGCTCTCGGTCATTCCCTCTTGATAGATGCCATCATACCCGTATATTTCCGTTCCTGTTGAATTAATGGCAAAATAAATTAATGCCGATTTATGAGCAAAACCAAAATCTAAAGCTCGGGTGAATGTCCAGTTTGAGTCAAATTGCGGTATATCTACCATGTGTTTATCTCGGCTAAAATCCTTATAAATTAACCCGATCATTTTTCTAAATTCACCCATGAATTCCTGAGCAAAAGCATCTTCGGACATTTCCTGCTTAGCCTTATCTAGCTCTGATGGATCAAGGTAGGGGTTATCATACGAGGTAAAGTGAAATGATCGCCAATCGGGTAAATTAGTTTCAAACAATGTTTTAAAATGATTGAATCCATTAGGAGTGGAGACGAACCAAACACTTGCCTTAGAATCAATCAATGTAGGACGGATAACTCTCCATACCAAATCCCATTTATCTATAAAAGCTGTTTCATCAAAGACGCAAAAGTCTATTCTTACCCCTCTAAGTGAATCAGGATTATCAGCCCCTTTTAAGTTGATTGTCGAGCCGTTGATTAATTCGAATACCATCTCAGTTTCATTAGTTTTCTTGATTATCTCGGCAGGAATAAGATTAAGTAAAATGGACCACATGATCAATTTACTCTGTCTGTAGGTCGGGGAAATATACCAAATGATTGACTGGGGATTTTCGGTAGCAAACTTTAACATTTCTACACTTATTAGAAATGATTTACCAGCCCTTCGGCCACAATTAATTACCTTGTATCTATGACGATCTACTGCTACCGTCGTTTGCCACTTCGACAGGACTATCTTTTTCTTTAACATAATTAATTTGAATTAACCCCTTAAGGTCCTTCCCGCCTGTCGTATGATCTATTCTTTCTGTTAATTTACCTCTAATTTTATAACCCAATTCTACCGCTTTAGTCCTTGTAGGCCAATCAGGAACATCAATGAAGTCATCAGTACTCTCATTTGCATTCTCCATAGTTCTAGCACTTATAACCTTATTTGCTTTAAATGCCTCTCGATGGGTTTCTAACACCAAATCTTCCGGTATATATTTATCTAATAACATTTCCCACGATTTACTATCTGTTACATTTTTAGGGTTTTTAGCACTCGATTTCGTGTATCCATGATCTAACATAGCCTTACCTATCCCTGATCCATGATTTTCCATGACCTGCTCGAACACTTCCTTAATTCTCAAATTCGGTTTTTTCACATAATTATTATACCACACAAAGAACTATATTATATTTCTTCGTGTAAATATCACGGAAACAATGGCGTATTTGTCCCGATATCAAGATTTTGTGGATAATCAACCTCAAGTCTTTTAGCTGGCTTGATTAACAACAAGAAAAAGAAGATTATCACTAGTACACCGATTATATATTTTAGATATTTCATCTATTCTCTATCCCTAGGGGAGTTCTTAATATAACCATTAGTAAAATAATTATTAACGCAACAGGGAATAACAGCACCCCCATACAGGCTTTAATAACGGGGGGTAGTCTGTCAAGACAGTTATATTTTACTATAAGGCTCTTCTATTAATTGTTTTAGTTCTTTTAGTTTTTCAAATTTACTAACATCAACAAAGACCATCTCGACCAACTTCCTTAGCCAGTCTCTTTCTTCAGAATATTTAACTTGAGTTCCCTCTATTCTTGATAGGTAATCATTTACTTTTTCTATTTTATCTTCTAAACCGTCATACCTACCTTTATAATACTCAACATAACTGAGTGCCTCTTTTAATTTAGAATTAAGTTCCTTAATCGTTTTTTTAAGCTTTTGTTCTTTTGTTAGTTTTTTCATAGTGTTTCATTTTTCTCCTCTATTCTTCCACCTGAAAACCAAGTGCATCTAAGAAATCAGTAACTTGATCAGGTTTGATTCTAGTAACTCCACCTTTACCATAAAATTTAGCACTACCCAAGTTGGCTCCATGAAGATTAGCTCCATAAAGGTCGGCTCCAGTAAGATCGGCTCCAGTAAGGTCAGCTTCACTAAGGTCAGCTTCAATAAGATTGGCTTTACTAAGATCGGCTCCAGTAAGGTCAGCTTTACTAAGATCAGCTTCAATAAGGTCAGCTTTACTAAGATCAGCTCCACTAAGATAGAGTCCACAAAGGTTAACTCCATGAAGGTTGGCTTTACTAAGACTAATTTTTTTATTTACTACTGCCTCAAAAACGGCATCTCCTATATTATCCTTAGTTGATACGTAAATTTCGCTATTATTATATCTATTACGAATAACGTAACCTTTAGATTCTTTTGCTTCCTCTTGGGAAACATATTGTTTTAGCTCCTCTATTTTTTTAAGAGCTTCCTCTAATGTTAGTTTTTTCATACTATTTTTCTCCTTTCTCCTTAGTGATAATTTTTAATTTTCTATGACCACACATACAACAAACCAAATGATTTTTGCCATCAATATTTTTCTCTTGGCAATAACAATGTTTACAATGTCCTTGTTCAGACCAAATATAACTAGTTAAAGGAGTTTTTGTAACTACATTTGGCTCTGGTATACCAAATTCTCTAATATAATTAGGACAATTTCTACAGGCTTGTGTTCCTGCTAAACTACAACAACAAATTAACATTTTATTTATCCTCCATAATAATTTTTAATAATTTTAAATCTTCTCTAATCAGATGGT